AGGTCACATCGTCCTCGACGGGCCCGGTCATCACGGCGGCAAACTCGGCCGGCGCGGTGGTCTCCATTGATGGCGTGACAGTGACGACCGCCTCGGAAGCCAACAAGGACACCTGGATCACCAACAACGCTGACCGCGTGGTTGCCGGCTCCTTGGCCTCTAACGTCTCGACGGATCACTCCAACACGCTGGCAACGCTCGACACGACCGACGACACGCCGCGCGCGGCGATTCTCGATCTCGCACGGTCGAAGGCGAAGCTTTCCAGCCCGAAGATCAACCCGTTCATGGTCGATAACGACAACAATGAATGGTACATCTTCTTCGTCGGCACGCGCGTCTTCCGCTATCTCGAGCAGGACCCGACCATTCTCCAAGCCGACCGCGAGTCGCGGCAACGCGACGCCGGCGCGCTGAAGAACAATCCGATCTTCACGGGCGGCGAGCTGCTCTATCGCGGCGTCATCATCAAGGAGATTCCGGAACTGCCGGTCATCTCCGGCGTGGGCGCGTCGTCTGCGGATGTCGGCGTTGGCTTTCTGTGCGGCCGCTCGGCGATCGGCTGGGCGCTCGGTCAGGAAATGCAGGCGATCGAAGACACCAAGGACTACGGCTTCCGCCGCGGCGTCGGCATCGAAATGCTTGACGCCTACAAGAAGATTCACTTCGGCGGCTCGACCGGCGCTGCGCCGGTGCAGCACGGCGTTGTGACTGTTTACATGGCCGTGGCCTAAGCGAGGAGCGGAAAACAATGGCTACCACTTTCACTGGCCCTCGCGCAGGCGCAGGCATCGTTCCGGTCGATCCTGGCATGGGCTTCGTAACGTTCGGCATTCCGGGTTGGATCGACATCGCCACCAACCCGACCGCCAACGATGTTTACGAACTCTGCTGGCTTCCGGCTGGCTTTGTTTGCACGGGCGGCTTCATCTACTCGACTGACTTCGATGTCGGCACGGAAGCGCTCGACATGGATCTGGGGTGGGCCAGCAATGGCGGCTCCGGGACTTACGACGCTGCGGACTCCGATGGTCTCGGTAATTTCGGCGTCTGGAACGGCGACGCCTTCGCCACCGGGAACATCAGCATCGTCGCGGGCAACATCATGTCGTTCGCCGGCGCGTTTCTGTCAGGCACGGGCGTTTTCCCGTATTTCACCAAGAAGACCAAAGTGCAGGCGCTCTGCAACGTGACGGCCAATTCGTTCTCAGCGGGTCGCTTGTCGATCATCTGCAACGGCTACGTCGATCCGTCGCTGCGTGCGGGCTGATAGGGGGCTTTGATGGCTACTGTTGCCCAATTTCGCCCGCTTCGCCGCGGTGCGATGAACCAGCAAGGGGCGCTCTACGATTTCCTTTTCAACGTGAAGGAAGTCATCAACACCGCGTTCAACTCCAACCTATCGTTGGAGCCGGGGTCCGCGCCCAGCATCACGACGCTAAGCAAGGGGTCTGGCGTTTCGGCGACCGAGACGTATGCGGTCGGCATCTTCAAAACCGGAACGCTGATCACCACGCGCATCGTCGTCGATATGACGGGTCTCGTTGGCAGCGCCACCGATCTCGACATCATCGGCAATACTGGCGGCGCCGCGAATTGCCATTGGGGCCGGATCACCACGGCTCTCAATGGCACGATGTGCGGCGGACGCGTGACCTGTCTCGAAGTCCCAGCTGGCGGAACCAACGACATCGACTTTTATTCGGCGTCTGAAGCGACGGGCGCGCAAGATGCGCTCGTCACGGGCTTGACCGAAACGGCGTTGGTTACTTCCGGCGGTGCTTGGACGAGCGGCGCAAGCAAAGGCATGACCGCTGTCCCGGCTGCGAACGAGTATCTTTACATCACCAACGGCGCTGCTTCTGGCGGCACGTTCACGGCCGGCAAGTTCCTGATCGAGCTGTTCGGCTACGCGGCTTAATCCCGCGCACAAAAGAGGAAATGCATGCGAGTCATCTTCATCGGCGATCCCATCGAGCTTGAACGTGGAGAGGGGCTTTCACGGCTCTCAACCACGCTTTACGGCGTAACTTTTCCGATGAGCGCCGAAGTCGATGTCTCGCATCTTTCAGAGATGCAGAAGCGCAAGCTTCTGAACAATCCGCACTTCCGTCCGGCCGGCGTCGACGCTGGACCTCAACAGCTCGTTCTCCCGGCCGCCGCTACGCCAGAAGCGGAAAGCGCAGAAAGCGCCGCCGCGACCGAGGATGATGCTGAAGAGGCTGCAGCGGCTGCGGCGCATGCCGAACGCGCGGCCGCCAAGCGCAAGAAATAGGGGCGAAACGAGATGGCCGTTACCAGCGTTGGCGATCAGAATACGAGCTTAACGCTGATTACGGCAACAGCCGGTCAGGTCCTCAAGGGCGCCTCGTTTGTCAATACGTCGAGCGCCATTCTCTATCTCCTGCAAGGCATAGGCACGGCAAGCTCGTCCAATTATTCTGTGGCTCTCTCTCAGAACGATTATTTCGAAGCGCCACATGAAAACTGGGTGCGGGGCGGCGTCTCTGGAATCTGGGCGAGCGACGCCGGCGGCGCCGTGCTCATAACGACGTGGTGAGGCGCTGATGCCGCTTTACCGCGCTACGGCGACGACCCTTGCAAATCTGGTTGGTGCTGATGGTGCATCCGGAGGCTTCGTCAAGGATAGCGAGGTCTCGACGTTTGCGCGGACGTACCTAAACCTATCCAGCGGGCGAGCAACGGACCAGATTCTCGGCACCTGGCATGTGCTTGCCCAATCATCTGTCGCCACGACACGCAACAGTGTCAACGGCGCTGGCGACGCCACTGAGGCGACGCTGGTTACGGTGACGATTCCAGCGGGGGCCCTGGGGGCCAATGGTCGCTTGCGGGTCACACTGGACTGGACCTATACCAACAGCGCCTCGACCAAGAATCTGCGGGCGCGGCTGAACGGGCTCTCGGGAACGACGCTAGATTTCATCGCTCCTACGACGACGGCCTATCAGCATCGCCAGTTTGAGATCGGCAATGTCAATTCAGCCAGTTCACAAGTCGGCGCGCCATCAGCGTTCGCCAATGGTGGCTGGGGCACATCGACTTCTGCGATGTTGACTGCGGCGATAGACACGACAGCCGCAGTGGATCTTGTGTTCACGACGGCATGGGGCGCATCGGCTTCGGCTGAAAGCATTTCGCTGTCGCGGTATCTTGTTGAGCTTCTCTACGCCGCTTAAACCCCGCCGCGCCACGCTTCCGCCTCACAATAGAGCATGGCCACTCTCACCGCCGTTCAGCTTCGCCAGCGTGTGGCGGAAGAGCTGAAAGTCTATTCCCCAGACCAGGAATTGAGCGCCGACGTGGCGGCGCGGATCGACACGTCGATCGCCGACACGCGCGCCTATCTGCAAGAGAAGCGTCTGTGCTGGTGGGGCGCTGACGCAATTCCGCAAGCCATCGTTATTCCGCTGACCTGGGTGGTCGCGGCTTTTGCCTGCACGAAATTCGGCAAAGCGGGGCAGGGGTATGAAACCGGCGACGAGCGCGGCCGCAAGGAACTCGTGGCGCTGCGTGGATCAGCCGACGTGCAGGCCGTGGCGCCGGATTATTTCTGATGCCGTCGCAGCGCGTCGAAATCCCGATCGGCATGCGCCAAGAGAAGGCGCGCTCGCCCTTCGTCACCAGCCAAAGCCTCATCAACTGCTATGCGGAAAACCTGCCGCAAGCCGGATGGTCGGTTTATGGCGGGCCGGGCTTGGTGCAGTTTGGCGAATGCGGCAACGGCCCGATCCGCGGCTCTCACGACTTCAATGGTGAACTGCTCGCCGTCTCTGGCGACATGCTTTACAGCGTCGACGAGAACGGCGATGCGACCGCAGTGGGTTCCATCGCCGGCTATGCGCCCGTCATCATTTCCAACAATGGCGTGCATGCGGCGATCGTCTCAGATTCTACGTCCTATCTCTATGATGGATCCACGGCGACGCCGATCAATGATCCGGACTTTTTGACTGCGGCGAGCGTCGATTTTCTGAAGCAGGTGCTGATCTTCACCAAGCTCAATTCCGGTGTGTTCTTCACTTCGGAATTGGCTGATGCGGTTGATTACGACGCGCTCGATAAGGCCACAGCGGAAGCCAAGCCCGACAAGCTCCGTCGCGTGTTCGTCACCGGCAACGAAGCCTTGATGCTCGGAGAGCGGAGCGTCGAGGGGTACTATTTCTCCGGAAAGCCCGATGGCGTACCGCTCTCACCGACGCAGACCTATCTGGATTATGGCCTGGCTGGCCGGGACGCCGTGTGCGCGATCGACAACACGGTTGCTTGGCTCTCGCATCTTCTGGACTTCCGCACGCTGCGCGATCAAACGCCGCTCGCCATCGCGGATCCCGCGATCGTCTCCATGATCCAGGGTTGGACTAATCCGGAAACCGCGCGGCTGTTTTCCTTTGCAGCCGGCGGGCATGAATGGATGGCCGTGCGTCATGCTGATGGCTGTGCGTTGTGGGACGCAACGACGCGGCTTTGGTCGATGCGCCAGAGCCATGGCATAGACACTTGGCGCGCGGCGTCGAGCGTGTGGGCGTACAACAAAAATATCCTAGGCGATGCAACGGACGGCACGCTCTGGACGCTTGATCCGAACACCCACGCGGAAGGGTCAAATCCTCTAGTGCGGACCATGGTCTCGCACACGCTGGGGCCGGGCGGGGCGCCCTTCACCTTGGATAAGGTTGAGCTCGAAGTGGAAACCGGCGTCGGCCTGGCGACGGGCCAAGGCTCAGACCCGAAAATCTGGATGCAGCTTTCCCGTGACGGTGGGCGCACCTACGGCGCGCGCCTCGAGCGTTCGCTTGGCCTCATGGGCAAGCGCAACACCATCGTCGTCTGGCAAGGGCCGTTCGGTGATTTTCCTACGCACGGCGGTGTCATTAAGTTCGGCGTGTCTGATCCGGTGCGCTTCACCGTCACTAAGTGCTGGGCTGAATATACGGGGCTGCGGCCATGAACGAGTTTCCGTTTCCCGCCACGACATTACGTCATCTGAGCGAACTGAAGGACGCGCTGGATGAGCGCTTCAAGTTCGGCGCCGGTTCACCCGAGGGCGTGGTCACCGCCAACGTCGGTTGCCAATACATCAACACGGACGGCGGCGCATCCACCACGCTTTATCTGAAAGAGAGCGGAACGGGGACCAACACCGGCTGGGTTGCAAAGTGATGCTCGCCAAGCTGAAGCGCTCACTCAATCCGGCGCCGTTCAATGCCATAGCCAATCACCCTGACGTGCGCCCGTGGCTTGGCGGGGAAGGGCCGCTTGATCTCGGCGCGATCGTCGCCAACCCAGCAAACGTCTCATTCCTGCACGAGCAAGGCGGCTTCATCTGTCACAAGATCGGCGACGGCCGCTACGAAGTGCATTCGTTGTTCTTGCCTGAGGGCAGGGGCGGTGAAGCTGTTGCCTGCATGCGCGAGGGCATGGTCTTCATGTTCTGCGCGACTGATTGCGTCGAGTTGGTCACGAAATGTCCGGATGGAAATGGGGCCGCGCTCGGCATCGCGCGCGTTGGCGGCTTTCAAGAGCAATTCCGCCGTGAGCGGTGCTGGGCGTTCCAAGGCGACATGGTTGGCGTTTCACACCAGGCGCTCTCGTTGCAGCGATGGATTACCCGCAGCAATGAGTGCCTGGACCGCGGCCGCTGGTTTCACGAGAAACTTGAGGCGGCGAAGATCGCCAAGGATTCCAATCGGCCGATCCATGAGGACGACGAAGCTCATGATCGCGCGGTTGGCGCGAGCGTGCTGATGGCGCTGGCGCAAAACCCGCGCAAGGCGGTCTGGGCCTACAATCGTTGGGCCGTCTTCGCGGGCTATGCGCCGATCACGCTTCTCTCGGAAGCGCCTCCGGTCATCGACGTTGTGGACGCAGTAGTGGCGCCTCGGGGCGAGGACATGGAGGTCATGCTGTGCCGCTAGGAGGCGCCATTGCAGCAGTAGGCTCAGTCGCGGCCGGCGCGATCGGGGCAAATGCGCAAGCTAAGGCTGCAAAGCAAGCCGCCAACGCACAGGTCAAAGCGGCTGACCAAGCCACGGCGCTGCAGCGCGAAATCTACTACGACCAGCGCGATTTACTGACGCCGACGATCACCAGCGGCGCCGACGCCCGCGCGCACCAAATGCTCATGTTGGGTTACACGCCGGAAGAGGTTCGCAATTACCTCAATGGCGTCTATGGCGCAGTGAGCGGCCCGATCCCAACGCCAGGCAGTTCCGGCGGCCAACAAGGCGGCGTCGGCACGACAGGGCCGGCGACGACCAGCGCTACGCCTCCCGACACGTCATGGATCGACAGTTACGATCCGCAATCCTTCCTGCGCAGCACGCCTGGCTATCAGTTCAATTTTGACGAGGGCCAACGCGCGCTTGAGCGCAGCAAGGCTGCGGGCGGTGACTATTTCTCCGGGGACACCGCGCGCGCGATCGCGCGTTATGGAGAAGATTACGGCTCCAACTACTGGAACCATCTCTTCGACCAATACGGCTCGCTCGCTGGCGAAGGTCAAACGGCCACTGGCACGACGGTCAACGTCGCTGGTCAGTATGGGAATAACGCAGCAGCGAACACCATCGCGGCAGGGAATGCGCGTGCCACCGGCTATCAGCAGGCTGGCAATGCCTGGGGCAATTTCTGGCAGGGCGCGGCGGGTGTGCCGATGTACGCCTACGGCCAAGGCTGGCTTGGGAAATAGGAGCAAGCCATGGACGCAAACTGGTGGAACCAAGCGCTCGAATCCTACGACGTTGGTCGCGCGCATCGCGCCGATCGCGAGAACGCCGACGCCTTTGCCAATGGCGGCTATGACGCAGTAGAGCAAGCGGCTGGCCGCCGCGGCGATCTGCAAACGGCGACGAGCGTGCGCCGCTTTCAAGACGCGCGCCACGAACAAGCGTTTCAGTGGTTCACGAAGAACGCGCCCTACGCGCGCAACGTGCTCCGGGCCGCGCGCAATACTCAAGATCCACAAAAGCGCAGCGCTTTCCTGCAAAACCAGCGCGGCCGCTTCGAAAGCATGGGATTTCAGCCCGAGCAGATCGATCAAGCGATCCAAGCGCTGACCAATCCGGACACCGCCGAGCAGGCCTTCACTGAATACGACGCCGCATTCTCGCAATACGAAGACCCGAACTGGCAATTGGTGCAGACCGATCAAGGCCAGCAAGCGGCGGCGATCGATCCGAGCAGCGGGCACATCACGCTCGGCGACAACGCGCTTCCAAGCGCGACGGGCCGCATGGCGACCGCGGAAGAGGCCGTGGCGCTCGGCTTTCAGCCTGGCACGGCGGTGTGGCTGGCGCCGGGTCAACCGCCGCGCCCGTTGCAAAACCCGCACTATGGGCGACCTGGTGCGGCGGCGCCAGGAGATGATGACTGGGAGGCGTTCTGATGTCGAATGACTATGACGCATCTCTCCAACCGATTCCCCAACCGGACGCCAACTCAACGACTTCAGGAGGCGGAGCGCGATACATCGGACCGCGCATTCGCAATCGAAGCACTGGCGAAGTCCGCTATTGGGTGCAAGGCCAGGGCTATGTTGGCGCGAATGATTTGCGTCGTCTTCCTGCGTTGGAGCAACGGCAGGTCAATGAAGCGCGCCAGCGTTCAAACTTGATGGTGCAATCCTTGCCGGACTGGCATCGCTTTGAGGAACTGAACACCAGAGAGAATACGGGTTCATACGGACAGATTGCTGGAAACGTCCTCCATATTCCGCCTGTGCTGGGACGGCCAGATGAAGATGAAATGCGGTCGATCATCGCCAAGTGGGTGCCTAATCAGCGCACTCCGGGCGCGGGCACGACATCTGATCGCGATCTTTCATTCTACGAAGGCGCGCTGCCAAGCACATCGCGTGTTGGGCCGTCCAACAGCCGCATTATCCGTGACTTTGAGCGCAATTCACGCATTGCGACCGCATACGCGGATTTTCTTGACTGGTACTGGCCGCGAACCGGCTCGCTAAACGGGGCGCAGGCACAGTGGGCCCAATATCTTCAGCGTAATCCTAATCTGGAAACGAATTGGCGCCAATATTTTGAAAATCCCCAGCAAACGCCGCCCGTTGAACGGCGACCCGAGTCCCGGTCATCTCAGCAAGGGCCTGCGCCAGATGGCGTGACGCAATCTGAATGGGATCACATGACGCCGCAGGAGCGTGCCCTGTGGCAGAACTGACGCTCGAACAGCAACGCGCGCTTGCGCGCGCCCGGGCTAGGGTGCGCGCCGCGCAAACGCCGCAGGAGCGTGCGCGCGCCAATCGCCCGACCGGCTACGACGATGTGATGGGCGCCGCCGCTACCTACGCACACGGCGGAACGGTCGGGACTGCTGACGAAATAGCCGGCGCGTTCGGCGGAGCTGGCGGCGCGGTCCAAGGATTCGTGAACCCGGAAAGCATTTCCGACCAGCCTCAGCCGCGCGGCGGGCGCATGGAGGCGATGACGGCGGCAGAGATTGCCGCCATGCACGCCCCTGACTCTTTGCAAAGCGCGGCGGGACGGCTGATCGATGCCCAGCGTGAGGACGCGCCAGCGCCGCATTATTCGCCTGACCAAGAGAGACGGCAAACAGAAGAAATTGCTGCGACGCTCAACCACGGTCCAACGCTGGGCGATCGTCTTGGAGGGGCCGCCCGCGGCGCGACGCAAGGCTACAACGACACCGCCGGGCGATTTCGTCGCGATTACGAGCAGTTTTACGCGGAGCATCCGAACGAGGCCGCTGGAACCGAACTCACTGGCGCCTTGCTCAGTCCAGTGAATCGCTTGCGGCTCGGCGCCGGTGTTGCGGGAGGTTCGCGGCTACCCGTCATCGGCGGCGATGGCCTGCGCGAACTGGCGCGCGGCGGCGCTATTTGGGGCGGGTTGTACACGTTAGCAACGGGCGATAGTTGGGATCCTCAAGACGAGAATAGCCGGATCAATCCCGGTCGGCTTCTGACGGGAACTGGAACTGGCGCGGTGCTCGGCCCGGCCTTTGGCGTAGCCGGACGCACTGCTGGCGCGATCGGCGGGCGCTTTGGCCTCAATGCCAACCAGCGTGCGGTTCGCATGATTGCCCGTGGTCTTAGGGACGCGCGAATGCCGCCCGGAGAATTGGCGCGACGCGCAAGAACGCTGCGTTCTCAGGGCGGCCCAACGATGGAGACCATCGCCGAGGCTGGCGGACCCGCGCTTCAACGGCAAGCTAGGGCAGTAGCAAATGTGCGCGGTCCTGGACAGACGATTGCGGCTGACGCACTTGAGGGGCGCACAGAGACGGTGACGCCGCGCGTGCTCAGTGAGGCCACTCGAGCTACGCGCCCACAACAAACGCGGGCGCCCCGCAATTTTTATGACGCTCGTGAGCAGTTGCGCATCGCGCGCTCCGGGCAAGGGGCGGATGCTTATCGCGCGGCGCATGCTGTGCAGATTCCACAAGACGTGGTTCAGCGCGAACTTATGCCGCTCATGCAGACGGGGCCGCGTGCCGCCGTTGATAGCGCCATCAACCAACTTGAAAGCTCTGCTTTGCGCGCGCAATCGGAACTGGCAATTGCTAGGCGCGCCAACGATGCTGCTGCTTTGCAGCGCGCCCAATCTGATTTCGATGGCGTGCAGGAAGCACTGACCCAGCTTCGAGCGGTGCGCAGTGGCCAGGCGCCGAATAACATGAGCGTGCGCGCTCTGGACTACTATCAGCGCGGCTTGGGACAACTGGCCGCCAATGCAGGCTATCGTTCACCGGAAGGTGCGGCCATGGAGCAAGCGCGGACGACCTTTAACTCGCTACTGGATCAAGTGGCTCCTGAATTTGGACAAGCGCGCACCAACTACGGCGCTTCGCTTCGCATCGAAGAGCGAATGAATGACGGCCGACGCGTGTTCAATATGCCAGAAGGCGAACTGGACATCCTCTTGCGAGGTCCGCAAGGGCGCGGCCTCTCCATGGAGGAATTCGACGGATTTATGTTGGGTGTCTTGGACGCCATCGAAACCAAAGTGCGCCAAGGCGACACGGCTTTCGTCGCGCGCTTCATGCGCAACGAAAACTGGCAGCGTCAGCTCGAGCGCGCGCTCGGTAAGAATGGTGCGCGGCGCTTGCGCAACCGCATCGCACGTGAAGCTTCCATGCGCCGGTTTGACAATTCCGTTCGCTCTGGTTCTCAGACGACGCCGATGGCGGAGGACATTCGCGCCCTTACGCAAGGCGAGGATGAACTCAATTTCCTGTCGGAAGTGATCCAAGCGGGCGGCAATGTCAGGGGTCCGTTGCTGCGCGCGGGCGCCGCGGCTTACGATCGAATTCGCAAGCCGGGAATCTACAATGAGCGCGTCAATGAGGCGTTGGCGCGCCGGCTTTATTCGCGCGCTACGCCTGGCAACATCGCCGGGCTCGAGAACGAAATTGCCGCGTTGCCTGGATACACACAACCAGGGGCGAGCGAAAGTGCAGTGGGGCGGCTCGGCTCGATCGTTGGAGCAACAGAGCCTCAACGCCAAAAGATGCGTCGTGTCGGCCACGTGAGTTTCGCCGAATGAGCCTGGTCGATGATTATCTCTCCATGCGTGAAGAGCGACGCGGAAACCGTCGCGCGCGCCGTAGTGCAGGCCCGGTGGACACGCGCAGCGCCGCGG